ATTAGTTTTTGGAGCACTTCTTTTATTCGGGGAACTACTCTGGATAATGCTATCATTATCGTAGATGAATTCCAGAATCTTAACTTCCACGAACTAGATTCTATTATCACTCGTGTAGGTGAGAACTCTAAGATTATGTTCTGTGGTGATGCCACTCAATCAGATCTTATCAAGACCAATGAAAAGAATGGAATCATTGACTTTATGAGAATTCTTCGTATTATGCCATCGTTTGATGTAATTGAATTTGGAGTAGAGGATATTGTTCGTTCAGGACTAGTCAAAGAATACATTATTGCTAAAACACAACTCAATCCATAATATGTCTTTTAATCATTGTAATTTTCTAGGTGACATTGAATTAGAAAAGAAAGAAGCAAACGGCATCCGCTTGTACCATCTACCAAATGGCGAGTGGGTGCCTTCTATCACTTCAGTCACATCATTTTATAATCGCCAAATCTTTATTGATTGGAGGAAGCGTGTTGGAATTGAGGAAGCAAATAGAATCACCAAAAAAGCAACAACAAGAGGAACAGACTTTCACGAAGTGTGTCAAGACTATCTTGAAAATAAGGAGGTAAATTGGAATAATTACCAACCCTTAACAAAGTTTATGTTTTATCACGCTAAAAATGAACTTGACAAGATAAATAATATTCATGCAATTGAAAGAACTTTATATTCCGAATACTTTGGATTAGCGGGAAGAGTAGATTGTATCGCAGAGTATGAGGGTGAACTCGCAGTAATTGACTTTAAAACATCAGAAAAAATTAAACCTGAAAAGTGGATTGAGAATTATTTCGTCCAGGAGATGTTTTACGCATCCGCATATTATGAAATGACTCAAATCCCTATTACCAAATTGATCACCATTATGGTCACGCCAGGTGGTGAAGTGAAGGTATTTGACAAAAGGAACAAAAACGACTATATTAAATTACTAGTTCGTTATATAAAAGAATTTGTCACCAATAGTTCAATTAGAAATGAAGAATGAATTAGAAGAAGTTCTCAAGTCAAAGTTTTTTTGTCCTTCTAGGTTCGCCCAAGAGGTAGAAAAAATAGTCCAAACCAATCCAGAGATGGGTTATATTGATGCCATAATTTATTTCTGTGAAAGAAATAATATTGATGTTGAATCCGTGCCCAAACTTCTTTCAAAACCATTGAAAGAAAAGATCAAGTGTGAAGCAATGGAATTAAACTTCCTGAAAAAGACTTCTAGAGCAAAATTACTTTTTTAATTCATTTTTGGTAGGGAAATTTTCCCGGCAAAAAATTATACATGTTACTTTTTTGAATGATGTTTTTTAGTGAAAAAAATTTTTACATTTTTAAAGTAAAAGATCATAAAAAACAAAAAGAAAAGATCCTGTCAAAAATACTAACTCATAAGTATTCATTTGATTACAACATAAGTAAAACGGACTGGAATGTTTTTGAAACTAACTGGTTTGACTTTGGGTTTTCAGATCGTGATAAGGATCGCTTTTTAAAATTTATTGACAACAAATATAAGAAAAAACCAATTATCCTCAATTATTGGTTTAATCAATATGAACCAAACTCAGGATCGCATCACGCACTTCACAATCATCCCGATAGCACTATAGCGTGCATATATTATGTTGAACTAAAAACTAGACTATTGAGAACAGTGCTAGTAGATCCCGTAACTGGTAAGAAAGTAACACCAAGAGCTAATGAAGGAGATTTGTTAATTTTTAAATCAAGCGTATTTCACGAGTCTCCAAAAAACTTTACGAATACTAGAAAAACTATTATTGCCTTTAATTTTGATTTGAATGATGCCCTTTGACGCTTATAAAGTATATCTTGCGATTAAAAATCACTTCACCAAGAACAGTTACGATTACCACAAATACTGCGGTAAAAGTAGAGCAACTATAAAAACTTTTTATAATCGTAAAGATCGTTTTTGGTTTGAAAAAATCGCAAGAAACAAAACTGATGATGAAATAGAAAAGTTTTTTGTTGCAAATTTCGTCTCTTGTAATGATCCCCAATCATTATGGATTGGAGAAATTATCAAAGAAGGTGAATTGCGTTATACAGAATGGCAGCGTAGGATCCAATCTCTTTCTTACTTGTTTAAAGAAGAGGTTGGATCTATTTTTTCCTCAAAAAATTTTGATGATATGTTTAAGATTGATGGAAATAGGCACCCGAAGATTCTTAAACTTCATTTAGAAGGTACAGTCTCCATAGAGACAATGTTAATTCTTGATAGGATTCTTGCATACAAGAAAGATTTTGACGTAAAACTGAAAGATCCTATCTGGGAGTTCACATCAATGAGGATGAAAAAATACTCACCCTTTCTAAATACAGATGTATTCCGATACAAAAAAATACTAAAAGAAGTAGTTGTAGGAGAAAAATGAGTTTTTTTGAATCAGAAGTCGTCAGAGCAGAGATGACTGAAATATCCGAACTCCAAGAAGAAATTTATGAGAATGTTTTTAAATTTCCTTCTATGAGTAAAGAACAAAAAGTTCGTCATGTAGATGTTCTACAAAAACTTCTCGACAAGCAGATGGTTCTGTATACACGATTGAGTTTGTCTGATGATCCAGAAGCGAAGGTAATGAAGAACCGAATTATGGAATCTGCTGTGATGATGGGTATGCCACCAAACACTGATATGAACACCATTTTCGGTAGTATGTCCAAGTTGCTTGATTCCATGAGAAACCAGATTGACAAAGCAGGTTCCGACCTGTAGAATATCGGGGTACACAAAAGCCAAATCCAACTAAATCCGAGGTAACTTAATGTCCTTTTCAGATCTAAAAAAACAATCCAAACTTGGTTCTCTGACTCAAAAACTGGTAAAAGAAGTTGAGAAGATGAGCACAACTTCTGGAGGCGCTGATGAGCGTCTGTGGAAACCAGAAATGGATAAAACAGGAAACGGTTATGCTGTTATTCGTTTCCTCCCCGCACCTGAGAGTGAAGAACTTCCTTGGGCAAAACTTTATACCCACGCTTTCCAGGGTCCTGGTGGTTGGTATATTGAAAATTCCCTAACCACTATCGGACAAAAAGATCCTGTAAGTGAGCACAATCGCGAACTGTGGAACAGTGGTAGTGATAAAGATAAAGAAACTGTCCGCAAGCAGAAGCGTAAACTATCTTATTTCAGCAACATCTATGTTGTAAAGGATCCTGCTAATCCTGCAAATGAAGGTAAAGTCTTCCTCTTTAAGTATGGTAAGAAGATCTTTGATAAGATTATGGAAGCAATGCAACCTGAGTTTGAAGATGAAACTCCTATCAATCCCTTTGACTTCTGGCAAGGTGCTAACTTCAAACTGAAGTTGGTCAAGAAGGATGGTTATTGGAACTACGATAAGTCTGAGTTTGATCGTGTTGCCCCTCTTCTAGATGACGATGATGCTCTAGAAGCACTTTGGAAAAAGGAGTATTCTCTTGCTGCTGTAACTGCTCCTGACCAATTCAAATCCTATGAGGATCTTGAAAAGCGTCTGAAGTATGTTCTTGGACAAAAGGGTGCTGCTAAGACGCAAGTTGCTGAGGAAGATGAGTATGAACGCTATACTCCACGAGAGACTGTAGAGTCCCGAATCCAGGATGAACTGGAAGAGTCTTATGCTCGTAGCAAAGCAGCACCTCCAGTTCCAGATGCTATGAAGAAAGAACTAAACAATCTTTCTTCAAGTTCTGATGATGAAGATGAGGATGATGCTCTATCTTACTTCCAGAAACTAGCAGATTTCTGATTCTTGAGGAGGGGAAACCCTCCTTTTTTATTGATAAATTCTAATATCGTCAACTCTCTTCAAGAATGGACTGATATACTGAGAACCACCTTCGGTGTATGGTAGAACTTTTTCAAGATCGTTGAATATGATATTTAAATATTGAGGTTTTAATACAAAGATATTTCTTTTATCGTTTTCAAGTTTTGATTCATATTCATAATTAGTAACTGTTCTGAATATTTGAGAACCACTTTTTGTCACATTTTTTTTCTGTTCTGAAGGATCAAAGTATTCTAATTTAAATGTTGGAAATCGTTCTGTTGTTGGGTCATCTGCATAACTTGGTGTAAAAACGATACCTTCTTTTAATTGAACTACATCTCTAGAATCTTTTATTTCAATTGTTTCGTAGTGATGAACACCATTGTATACTATATTGTAAATATCATCTAGATTATCAATACCAGACCCATATTTTTCAGTGATATACTTATCGAAAGAAGTTTGTGTTAATGGCCATTCGGTCTGAATACTGAGTATATTATTTGATAATAATATTATCCAATCAAGAACTTCATCTCCATAAACTTTGAATGCCACATTATCAGGTCTTTCATCTCCAATAATTTTATATTTTTCAAAAAAGTTTACATTTCCAAAGATGTCATCTCTTAGTTTAACTCTCTTAAAGAGATTTTTTGTTGTTATAAATTGATTAATCGATGATGCCGATTCACGATTTCTATTGATATAATCTATATTTGGAACTAGTCTAAAATAAGAGGACATAACTTACCACCCCATACCTTCTTTACCTTGTTTATCTTGATCAGTATAATCATCAGCGTATACTGGATCAATCTCACCAAATGTCATACTTAAATCGTATTGAGTCATAGAACCTTCTCCGTTATAGGTCATATAGTTTCCATCGGGAGTATAATTCACGGAAAAATCACGAAGAGCAGCAACCTTAATCTTATTTAAGTAAGGATGACCTTGAGTAAGACTACCCTTTCCAGTATAAACATATCTTAATTTGAATACATTTGGAGCACTTAAGAATAATCCAGATTTGGATAATTGTGGAGACATTCCTTGTTTAAAAACTCTAATAATTTTTTTTATTGCTTGAGCTTCTAGTGGTTCTCTTGGTGTCAATTTAAAATTAAATGTAAAACTTCTGAGCGTTGGACCATTGAAAAGAAGTTCTAAGTTATTATTAATTGCACCACCAATTGAACGAGATAATAGTCCTGGTGTTCCAACTGCTTGTTCTGTAAAATAATTCACTAATAATTTTTGCATATCGGCATTGGTATTACCCTTTAAAATTTTATCAGCAACTTCTTGAATTCCAAATCCAAAGGTTTTAGCAGCAGCAAATCCATCTCCCGTTCCAGCTTGTGTTAATGTTCCATATGCAACATTTGCGAATTGTGCGGTAATGGGATTTAATTCACCATTTCCCCAATCAACAGAGATTGAATCAACAATACCAGATTGAATTGGAAGATAGATTCTTCTCAATGGTCTATATTCTCTATCCTCCATTCTTGTCACAGTTAAGGTATCTGTTCCAGTTTGAAATCCGGACTTTTGATATGTCCTCATTTCTATTTCAATAAAATCTCCTTGATATACATTGTTTATTGGATATCTTAGAAGTTCATCGCTTTTTTCGCTAGAAATATCTCTAGTAACAGATTGTTGAGCCTCTTGCCCAGAAGCAATTGTTTCTTGTGATACGGTTGTTGATGCTCCTGGTGTGGGTGCAGCTGCTGGATTTGTTCCTAGAGAATCTTGTTGAGGTGCAGTATTTCCAGAAGAACTTTTATATTGTGAAGTTTTTGCTAAATCTACTTTTTCAGATGCGGTTGACGCTTGTGATATAACAAATTGAGATTGTTTTTTATTATTGATTTCTGCGTTTATGAGTTTATCTTGACCATAAACTCTTATAAAGTCATCATAACCTTCGCCTTTAGTAATTGCCCCACTCGCTGTTGTTGAGGTTATTAATGTTCTTTGTGTAAGTGGAGTTCCTCCAAAACCTGAAACTAAAAATAATTGTCTTTGTCCAGTTACAACATTTGTGACGTTTGCATACCTATTTCTATCCACAGTAAACTCAGAAGAGTATTCATCTGGTTTGTTAAGGTTAATATTATTCCAACCAGGAACTTGAGGTCTTGCCATCAGAATTCTCCAGTAGAATATTGTCTTGTTGTTCTTGTTGCTCCAAACATCTCTTTAGATTTCCTGTCGGTTTCTTTCCAAACATCAACAACATTAACAGGTCTTTCTTTCCCACCCTTTATAGATACAAAATTTTCAACGGGGAGAAATGCTGCAGTATTCCACTCTTCAGTAGCAATGTCTAAGTATAGACCTTGAACTTGTTTTATACTATATTTAGCAATAGATTCTTGGGGAAATAATATTCTATTCTTTTGAAGTTGTTCTATAACTACTTTTCTTTTATTTGGTTCTATAAAATGTAAATTTGCTGCAGTGAATACACCTTCTTCCAAAGACATTACATAGGCACAAGGAAACTTATCAGCAAATTTTGCGTACTTTGATTTTGGTTGATAATCAAAAAAGAGTAAATGACCAGGTTTTGGGAAAGTTCTTATTACATTCCTATCTTGATGCTCTTTATCGATCATATCTTTTGATTCATCAAAGATAATTCTTTTAGGATCTGAAGAATATCTTGCTGCTATACTTCTTAGTGCTCTCCGATAGAAAAATCCACTTTGTCCAGATTCAAATTTTAGTTCCTCTTTAACCTCTTCAAATAGAGTTTTCATTACTTGATACCTAGTTCGTTTTCTGTGATTACCTTAAATTCTAATAATCTATCAGCACACCATTCTTCTGCTGCTTTCCACTTTGCTTGATTAACGGCATATGTTTTACATTCGTGAAGATATGATTTAGTCACTCTTGATTTTTGTTTTGGTGCCACAGTTTGTCTTTTTGGTTTCACTTCAATCACATACTTTTTTATTTCTCCAGATTTTTCCCTGACCTTAATAATAAAATCTGGGAAATATCGATGAACTCTATTATCTACGGGAGAACGATAAGGTATCCAAAACTCTTCAGATCCCCATTCTAAAATATTTTCATTTAGATCACACCAATGACAAAACTTTCTTTCCCAACTACTTCTGCATATTATATTGTTGGGATCACCTTTGTATTTTTGGGGGTATGATGGTTTATATTTGCTTTTAATACTTTCCGCCATTATCCCTGCTACATAATATATAAAGTCAAGAATATTTATAAATGGCAGCACCAGGCCCAAAGCAATTTAGAATGTCTGAGTTGAAGCAAAAATTACTTCGACCAGCACAAACTTCTGTTTATATGGTGGATATCACCACTGGTGGAGGACTTTCAAGATTCGCTGCGCAGCGTGGATTAAATCTTGCCACCGATGGTGAACTTATTAATATTTCTTGCTGTGAAGCATCTTTACCCGGATCTAGTTTAGCAACGCACGAAGTCACTAATGATTATCACGGTGTGACCGAAAAGATGGCATACCGTAGAATTTATGACGATAGTATTGACCTAACATTTTATGTGGATCATCAATATAAAGTAATAGAATATTTAAATTCTTGGATGAATTATGTTGTTGGTGAAGGAAGTTTCTTGAACACTGAGCAATATAAAGATCTTAGTGCATTTTATAGAATGAATTGGCCAAAAGATTATAGAAATGATATTTACTTAACTAAATTTGAAAAAGATTACGGAACAAAAAGCGGATCAAATATAAGTTTAAAATATCAATTTATTGGTGCATTCCCAACAAATTTAGTTTCTATTCCAGTTTCATACGAATCAAGTGATCTTCTTAAGGTGACAGTTTCTTTCACATATCTGAGATATGTTAGAACAAATGTTTTTGGACAAGCACCAAATTCTTCAGTTCCAACAACTCCAACTGAACAAGCAATCTATAATAATGGAACCACAGCGTTTAAGAATACTTTCGGTCTTCCAGAAACAACACAGGTCGATCCAGCAACAGTCTTTAGTCCAGCAAGTCAACCGACTTTTACTAGTGCTGAAATTTCAAACGCAATTAATCAGGAGCGTTTAGCTCAAATATCAGGACAAGCACCTTAAGGTGGTTTTACACCATTCTAATACTGCAATAAATAATCATACTGAAATTTCCATAGGACATTATGCCTTTACCAAAGATTTCTACACCAACATATGAGTTGGAATTGCCATCAACTGGAGAAACGATCAAGTATAGACCGTTTTTAGTTAGAGAAGAAAAACTTCTTGTTCTTGCTTTGGAAAGTGAGGATATGAAGCAAATTACAACTGCTATTAAGACTGTAATTAAGAATTGCATTCAATCTAAAAGTATCAAGGTTGAAAACTTGCCAACCTTTGATATTGAATATCTGTTCCTTAACATTCGTGGAAAATCTGTTGGGGAAGAAATTGAAGTTAATTTGATTGCACCTGATGATGGAGAAACTCCCGTTGAAGTTAAGATTTTAATTGATGATATTAAAGTCAAGAAGAATGAAGAGCACACAACAAAGATTAAAATTGATAACAATTTAATGATGGAAATGAAGTATCCTTCATTGGATCAGTTTATTAAATCAAACTTCGACTTTAATTCGAATAATACTATGGATCAATCTTTTGATTTGATTGCATCTTGTATTGATAAAATTTATAATGAAGAAGAAGTTTGGGACACTGCTGATGTGACAAAGAAAGAACTCAGTGAGTTCTTGGATCAGATGAATTCTCAACAATTCAAACAAATTGAAAAGTTCTTTGAAACAATGCCAAAACTTTCTCATGAAGTTAAGTTGACAAATCCAAAGACTGAAGTTGAAAGCACTGTAGTTCTTGAAGGATTATCCAGTTTTTTCGGATAGGAATGGTCCATATGGACCTTGAGAACTACTATAAGCTTAATTTTGCCTTGATGCAGTATCATAAATATTCATTAACAGAGATTGAAAATATGCTTCCTTGGGAAAGGGACATTTATGTGACTCTACTTCAACAGCATCTAGAAGAAGAAAGGGCAAAACAAGCACAGCAGTAGAATGGAAACAGACACCTCCAAATCTCAATACGAACAAACTGCTAATGATGAGGAGTTAGTCGAGGAGGATATTGACCCAAGAATTTTAAAACTCTTGGGTCTGGAGGATGTCTTTGACTTTGAATATGGAGAATATAAAACTCTAATCAGAGAAAAATTAACTGAGCTTGATATGAAAGCAGCTCAGAAACCTGCTGATAAAAAGACATCTCAAAATCAAGCAGTATTAATAGATGAATTCAAGAGAGTAAAAAGAAATAAAGGAAAGTTCAAGTTAAAATCAAAAGCAGTAAAAGCAGAAAAGGTAGTTAATAAATCAAAGACCTCAAAAGCAAAACCCATTACAGATGCATCTAAATTATTACCAGGTTCTGGTGGTGCAATACAACCATATAAAAAGATAAAATCAGAGACTCCCAAACCAGAACAAGAAGAAAATAAAGAGAAAGAATCTAAAGAAGATCTATCAGATTTCTTTAAAAATTTACTTGATTCACTTAAAGGTATTGGATCTGTTGTTAAAGATTTGGTTGGTATTCTGAATAAGCAACTTGGAGTTGATAGAAAGAATGCCGAAAATAGGAGAAAAGAAGGTGAAAAAACAAAGGCAAAACAGGAAGAAAAAGATCTAGAAAAACAAGAAAAAGATAAGGGATCTGGAATACTTGAGAAAATAACAAAACCTTTCACTAGCATTTTTGATACGATTAGAAATTTCTTATTGAATGTGCTGTTAGGATCTATTGTTATGTGGTTGTTGAAGGTTATAAAAAACCCAATGATTCTATTAAAACCAATTCAAGGATTGGTTGATGGTATTGTAGGATTCTTTAATAATGTCATAAAATTTATTGATTTTATGGTGGTTCAACCAGTCAGAAGTTTTATTGATATGATTAACTCTGCACTGAAAGGGTTTATTGATATTCTAAATGGTGCATTAAAAATGCTCCCAGGATCTCCTCAACTGGCAGCACCACAAGCACCAAATATACCAGAACCTCCACAAATACAAAGTCCTGATATTACTGGTGAGAAAAAGCAACAACAAGCACCATCAGGACCACCAATTCAATTAAAATTTGGTGGAGGACCAATCACTCCTATAAAATCTTCCGAATCTAAGAAGTTGTCATTTAATGATAAAGTTTCATCTGAAGGTGGTATTGTAAATTCGCAAACAGCCGCTTATGATATTGAGGGTCTTGGCCAAGATAAGCGTCTAACTGCACTATCAGATGGTGAATATGTATTAAAAGGTGGTGCTGCAGACTGGTTGGGCGGTCCTGCATACTTAGATAGCATCAATAAAATGTTTGGAGGATCATCTAAAAGAAATGTTGCTTCTCTTGGAGATGTAAAGATTCAAGCCGCAAATGAAGGTGGAACTATAGGATTTGACCCCGACCTATACATTAAAGGATCAAATCAAACATCAATAAATGTTGGTTCAGGTGCAGCATCTAAAAGATATACGGTTGCTTATAAAAAAGAAGGATCAGGAAACTTCACAGTTAAACAAATTAATAAAGTAGTTCAAGGTGCTGGATTGGGTGGATTATCTATGCTACTTGGTGCTAGAGATCAATTAACAGGGGTTAAACCAAGTAGCCAAGAAGGCAAAATGGTTATTAATTCTGTTGCACTATCTCAACATTTTAAGAGTGAGTCTGGTGGAAACATTGGAAAACTTGTAGGTCCTATAAAAGTAAATGTAGATCCTCAAGCAGATATCTATTGGGCATATAAGCAAGCATATAATACCACTTACGAGAAGTGGATGAAACAAGGTGCTCCTCCTGAAAAAGCGAGAGAATATGCAAGAAGAGCAGGAGCAGATTTTGCTATTGCAAGAAAAGGTGCTTCTCAGTTACCAGGATCTAAAGAAGGATTAGATGTTGCTCTAAAACAGGTTGATGTTCCGGGAGGATCTTCATCTTACTCAAGTTCTTCATCAGCAGCACCATCATCAGTAGGAATATCAGACTTTGCAGCAAATTATAAAGTTCTTGGAGATCCTGCAAGAGCAGGATATGTTCCTCCAGGATCTAAAAAAGATGAATCAAAAAAAGAATCTGGAAATTTAGCAAAATCTATTCTTGATAATAAGTCGGGGACAGGGAATCCTCCTGGAGCATTAGCACCTGGACAGAGACCAGATAAATTAGGATTATCTGGAGCAGCAAAAGATAAATTTGTTGCTGAAAAAGTGATGGCAGTTGGCACATCTCCCGCAATGGTTATGCCCCCAGATAAACCAAAGCAAAACATACCACAACCACCATCAAACAAACCAACAATAGCAGCGTTACCATTGCCGGCAAAAAATCAAACACCTATGATGACAGGTTCTTCAAATGGTGGAAGTAATAACCAGACAGTGTTTAGTTCATTCCGAGAAGATGAAGCAACATTAGCAGTTGTTGCTTCAATCTATAATATGTGGGGAGGTTTATAAGAAATGCTTCCTTTACTTCTAACTGCAGGAAGAATGCTTTTGTCTGGTGGCGCTCGTGCAGCTGCTGGAGGAGGTATTCGTGGGGCAATTGCAAATACTTTTAAACAAAAAGCAATTGATAGCGCAAAAGACAAAGCCTTATCAATTGTAAAAGAAAAAGCAAAAGGAAAGAAAAAAACAATATCTACTGAAAAACTTCTTTCCAAAACTAAAACTTTTGGAAATAAAATTAAGAAAGGTGGTGCATTAGTTTTAAGAAAATCTTCAGCAATAGTTAAAAGTTCATCTGGTGCTTTAGTTAAGACTGAAGATAAGAAACCAGGTGGAGCATTAGTTAAATCTGATGGTGTTCGTGGAGAAATTTTAAAAGAACTTGATGAAATAAAAGTTGATTTTATAAAAGTTAAAGAGATATCAACACAGAAACTTCTTAATCAAAAACAAGAAAGTCGTCTCAACTTTATAGAAGGTAGAAAGAAAAAGGCAGAGGAGCAAGAAAAAAATTTAGAAGAAAAGAAAGATACTAAGAAGAAGAAAAAGTTAGGAATAACTGCACCTAAGGTTGGTCTCTTTGATATGATTAAGAGATTCCTATTAAATGTTTTAATAGGAAGTCTACTTAATATTTTGCTTAAGAATGGTCCAACGATTCTTAGGATGTTTAAGGAAATTGGTGAAGGTCTCACTAATACTTGGAATGTATTAAAACTTGGAATTATTACATTAACGACAGTATTTCCTAAACAAGTTAAGTTTATTGCAAAATTAACTTCAAAAATTATTGGACCTCCCGCCAAACTGATTGGTAAATTATTATTCAAAGCTGGGAGAATTGCTGGAAATTTATTCAAAAAAGCAGGTGGAGTAATCTTTAATCTGGTTAAAGGACCACTAGCATCCTTAGTTAAAAGGGTTGGAGGTGAGGTATTAGAGCAAGGTGCTAGGGGGGTTGCTGGTGCAGCTGGAAATATTTTAAAGAGGGGTGTTGGTAGAGCGGGAACAAGAGCGGTATTATCTATTGCCGGTAAAGGTGGAGTAAAAACGACAGCAAATATTATAAAAAGATTTAAATCATTCTCTAAAATTTTCAAAAGAGTTCCTGTAGTTGGTGCTTTAATTGGTATCGGTATTGATTTAGCACTGGGAGAAAAACTAGATCGTGCTATAGTTGGAGCAATAGGAGCAACTCTAGGTGCTGGTATTGGTGGCGCAATAGGACAAGGTTTGATTCCAATACCAGGACTTGGTGCTTTTATAGGCGGATCTGTCGGTGCTGGTATTGGTGATTGGGCTGGCAAAGAAATTTATAAAAATTTAACTGGAAGAGTTGCTGAAGCAGATAAGGAAAATCCAATTGAAGGAAGAGCATATGGCGGTCAAGTAAATATCAGAGGTGGAGGATCAAAAAGAACTTTATCAAGATCTACAAGTATTCAAAGAAAAACAACTGGTTCATCTGCAATATCTCCACAAACACTGAAAAAAGCAAAAGGAACCATTTTAAAAGATGAAGAGAGTGCAAAGAGATTTGCAAATCTTTCTTCAACTTATGGTGCTATACCATTCATCGGTGAGGCAATGAAACTTGGTTTGGATATTAGTTTAGGCGAAAAAGTATCTAAACCAAGAACAGATGCAATTGCAGAATCTATTGGTTCCTCAATTGGTATTGCTTTGAAAAATGATGAATTTAGTGTTCCAGGATTTAATAAAAGAATAATCGGACAATTTAGTAAGAACTTAACAGATTGGGCAAAGAGAAAAATATTCGTTGATGTAAAATCTCAAGAAAATCAATTTAAATTATTACAGGAAAAGAAAGAAGAAGCGCAACCTACACCAGGAGGACCTGGAGATCAACCAGCAGCTGGTGGGGCAGGCGGTGGTATGCTTCCAGGCAATGCTTCTCCAGAAGTGAAGGCAATGTTGGAAGCTATTTCTGGTGGTGAAGGAAGTTGGGATTCTGTCAATCCTTCAACAACCGTTCCAGGATTGAGCAATATGACCATTGCAGATGCTAGAAGAGCTGCAATGCAAAAAGGTTATGCTTTAGGTGGTTCTGGAGCGATGGGTAAATGGCAACAAATGCCAGAATTTATTATAGGAAGAGCAAAAAGTTCTGGATTAAATCCAGACAAAGATAAATTTAATCCAGAAAATCAAACAAAAATTGCCAGGATGCTAATGGCAAGTGTTTATCCTGGTGGTGAGGCACAACTTGTTAAAGATGCACAAAAAGATCCTCTATCAGCATCTGCAAAATTACGAGGAACTTGGCCATCTCTTCCAGGAGGAAGTCAGCAGAACACATCATCTAAGACTTTTGTTGCAAGGTTTAACGCTAATATTTCAAAATATAAATCTGCTGGAGGCGGTGGTGTTAATGGAGTGAAGCGCCACAAAGTTCCGTTCCTAGCAATGGGTGGAAATCATCAAGTCACATCAGATATGGGAATGCGAAATTTTGCATTGTCTCCTGGAATGCATATGGGTGTTGATATTTCGGGAACAAGAGGAGAACCACTACAAGCATTTACCGATGGTGTTGTTGAAGCAACTGGAAATCAAGGTAATTATGGTAATTGGGTCAATTGGATTGATAATACGGGAATTGGGCATTTTTATGCACACATGGATAAACCCGCGTATGTTAAGCGTGGTCAAAAAATTAAGAAAGGAACTATTTTGGGTCCACTGGGGAGCACTGGACTTTCTAGTGGACCTCACCTGCATTGGGAAGCAGCAACGAATCCAAGAGATAATGGAATGCCAAAATCAGCAGTTCTTTCTAGATTCAATCCTTTATCAAAATATAATAAGGAATCTCCTTTCGGTGGATCTATACAACCAGATCCATCAATTGCAGGTGCATCTTCTCCAGGATCTTCGGGATCGCCAGGTGCCCCATCAGCACCATCCGAAGGAGTTCAAATATCAGATTTCGCAGCAAACTATAAAGTTCTTGGGGATCCTGCAGCAGCTAAAGGTGGTAGAGGTGGTGGAAGTGGAATTGTTTCCACAAAAGGTATTTGGGATACTGGACCTGGATATACCATTCAAGGTGCCAAAGATGAGCAAGGAAGACCTGTAGTCTTTAGTAAGGGTGCTGCTGAAGCTTTCTATAAAATGATGAAAGATTCTGGTGGAAAAGTTAAAGCATCAGATGTTTCAAGCAGTAAGAGAAGTCCAGAAAAAAATAGAGCAGTTGGGGGAGCGAGTGGATCACTCCATATGTCTGGAATTGCAATGGATATTCATGGTGGTTCTAATTCTTGGATTAGAAAGAATGGTAGAAATTATGGTTGGGTTGCTAATGATTATCCAGGAAGCCACGGAGGACACTTTGAATTTAAAGGTGCTGGTTTAGCACCATCTGGAACAGATTTATCAGCGCCAGGTTCTGGATCTGCTCCAGGTGCTCCACCAGCAGCACAAATATCAGACTTTGCATTGAACTACAAAGTTCTTGGGGATCCTGCAATTAAATCAACAATACCCGACTTAAGTCAAACAGCATCTTATGATAAATCAAATGGAATGATTATGCTTGTCCAAAGTCCTGGCGGACAATCTGCACAACCAGTAAGAAAGAATGGTAGTGGGTATAAACCATCTTTTGTTGATGGTATGGTAAATAGTTATGGAATGGTCTCCAGACAATTAATCTCATCTTCAATGTACAAAATCTAATGGCAAGTAATGAAGCCGCCTTATCGGGCAATATAAAAAAGTTTGAAGTTAAGTCAAAAGATATTAGTCAGGTTTCACCTGAGATTAAATATTATGAAAATGTACTTTCAAATACAATTTCAGCAACTGCTATTATTGCTGAATCTGGTGGTTTAGAACCAAATCAAAAAGAAATGATAGGATTGTTGGATGGTCTTCCAATTCGTGGTGGTGAGTTTGTAAAGTTGATTATCGAGGATAATCAATCTAAACCAAATAAACTTGATTTAGATTTATATGTAAATCGTGTGAATAGTTCATCACCAGGAACTTCAAATGATGTTTATATGTTAGATTTTTGCACTAAAGAATTCATTGCGAATGAACAATCAAGAGTCGTTACTAGATTTGAAAGAGATATTTCAGAATCAGTTAGGAAAATACTTACCGATCCAAAAGGATTACAAGTTAAAAAGAAATTAGATATTGATAAGACAGGTGTTAATTATAATTTTATAGGAAATGATAGAAAACCATTATATGTCTGTACTTGGTTAGCATCAAAGGCAGTTCCGGAAAAGGGGATTGGTGGTGCTGCAGGTTATTTTATGTATGAAACAAGTGAAGCATTTAAGTTTAAATCAATTGATGTTCTTTTAAAGCAAGAACCAAAGAAAAAATATGTTTATACAAATTCCACAAAAACACCAGAAGGATATGATGGAAAAATTATCAATGTAAAAATTGATAGGAATATAGATTTGCAGCAAAACATGTCATTGGGAATGTATCATAACCGTAGTATTTTCTTTGATTTTTATGCTATGGATTATCAAGTGAGAACTTATTCTTTAGAGAATGATCAAAAATCTAAAATTGAAATCGCTGCCGATAATATTCTATTTGTTGATAAAGAATTTACTAAACTTCCGACTAGATTTATGAATCACGTATTAGATTTAGGAACACTACCATCGGGAAAAGATGCTAAAGAGCAATTAAAAAATTGGAAAGCAAAACCAACAGATCCTAATTTTGATGCACCAAACACAATGGTCCAATCAATTATGAGATATAATCAGCTATATAGCATTAAGACTCATATTATGATTCCAGGAGATTTCAGTCTTCATGCGGGGGATATGATTGAGTGTGATTTCCCAGATCTTGCAAAAATTGAAAATAAAAAACCAAATATGCAAACTAAAGGAAAGTATATGATTGCTAGTTTATGTCATAGAATTACTCCAAAAGACACTTTTACAAGTCTTACTCTCGTAAGAGATTCATTTTCAGGTAAGGTAAGTTAAATGGAAAACATCCAAAAGCACATTGATCATGATAAGAGAATAATTGAAGATCCAATGGCATCTTCACAATCAAGAAGACATGCTGAAGAAGAACTAGAATCATTGGAGAGATATCAAGTATCTCATCCGGATGATAATCATGATCCATCCCCCCTTGAACTTTATTGTAATGACAACCCAAACGCATTAGAGTGTAGAATCTACGATGATTGAAGAACAGTTATTTCAAAAACACTTTGTAGGAAGAGACGGTTTCGTTTGGTGGATTGGTCAAGTTGTTGACGAAACCAAGTGGAGAGATAATATTAACGGTAGAAGAGTAGCGTCTACGGATGCTATTCCTGGATTTGGTGAAAGATACAAAGTGAGAATAATGGGGTATCATACCGCCAATCTTGAAGATTTGAGCGATGATGAACTGCCCTGGGCAACTGTTATGTATCCAGTTACTGCCGGATCTGGTGGAGCTAGTGCGTCTACTTCTGCACAACTTCGTCAAGGATCATTTGTATTTGGATTTTTTATTGATGGTGAAGATGCTCAACAACCTGTTATTATGGGTGTGCTTGGTAATAACGCACAAACATCATTAGAAAAAAAGATACCTAAGATTGGATTTTTACCCTTCAGTGGATACACTGTAGATAATAAAATAGCAGTTACAAATATTAAAACATCAAACGAAGGAAATAAAGCTGTTCAAGTAAAACCACCCGGAACGACTGAAGTTCAAGAAAAGGGTGTAATTAGTTCTGTTGAAGGTACAACTTCTGGATTAAAAGATCTGGCATCTGAGCAGCAGAAGAAAGATGGTAATATAGCAACCCCGATGGCAAAACTTACCAGATGTGGTAGGAATGATGTTAAAGGTATTTCGGCAGATATTGAAAAATTGATTTTGATAGTTGAGAACCTAACAAAACTCAGCGGAGATTTTAGTACCCAATTGACAGGTCGTATTGATAAAATACAAAAGAGAATTGAAAATGCTGTTACTGATGCGATCACATTTGTAACATCAAAGATTAAAAATATTGTAGAGGCAGTTAGAAAATCAATTATAGAAAAAGTTAATGATACTGTTAAAAATGCTCACTTCCTGTTTTTCCCAAATCTTAGACCAGCAGTAAAGGAAGCACAGAATAAAACTTTAGATCTTCTTTCTTGCGCTATCAATAAAATTATTCAAGGGTTGTTAGAACTAGTTGGAAATCAAATAAAAAACTTAGTTAATAAAGCAGTCAATGTCCCCATCTGTTTGGCAGAAGGTGTTGCATCAGATATTGTTGGGAAGGTTGCTGGGTTTATTTCTGGATTGATAGATTCCATTTTAAAACCAGTCAATGCATTACTTCAAACTGTAGGAGCAGCTGCTAATTTGGCAGGTCAAATTCTTTCAATTATCAAAAAGATTTTTGGTCTTTTCAGTTGTGAAGAAGAATTATCTTGCCAAACATTAGATCAGTGGAGTACATGGAAAGGCGCTGGTGATAATCGTGGTGGACCAGTTAGCATTGAATCCGTTTTTAATCAAGCACAATCAATCGGTCAATCAGCAGCACAAGCAGCAACAGATCTTTCTGGAGCATTTAATCCAAGCAATCTTGACATTGGTGGATTAGTTGGTGGTGCTGGTAGTACTCTTTCATCTCTTGCAAGTGATTGTAACATTGGACCGATTGAGTGTGGTGCTCCAGCATTAAGTATTTTTGGATCTGGTGGCAGTGGTGCTATAGGAAATGTGGTTGTTGGAGCAGTTGGTGAGGTGCTTGCTGTTGATCTAGTTAGTGGTGGAAGTGGATTTACTGGAGATCCAACCGTTTCTATTAATGATTCTTGTGGAACAGGAACGGGTGCAGCAGCTGTTCCCATTATGAGTAAGAGTACTTCTAAAAATAGTGCTGGAGAATCAATCAAGAGTATTGAAAATATTGCCATTATTGACTCGGGAACTGATTACTTAATTGCACCTAATGGATCTGAAGGTGGATCTGGTAGAGTTTGGAAAAAACCTGGGCAGTCTTATAAAAAAGGTGCCGATGGAACTTATTTCCCTCCAGTTAATCCAGGAACTATTATTGAGTTAAATCCTGGAGATTTTGTTAAAGTTCCATCACCAGTAAGAACTAATACTATAACTATTCCTGCTGGAGTAGAATTTCCAATAACTCAACCAATTACAATTACAGCACCTCCAAGTGCCTTGGATGCATTTAATCGTTTTAATAATTTATCCGAATTAACACCCGAAGAAATTGCTCAATTATCACCAGAACTAATTGCTCAATTATCGCCAGAACTAATTAATCAATTGTCTCCAGCAGCATATCCGATTATTTTAGAACTTGAAGATGTTTATGTTAAGGATCCTGGATTTAATTATACTGAAAATGATACTATCATAATAGAACCAGATAGAGGTGCTGTTCTTAAACCCATTATAAGAAATGGTGCAGTGGTCGGAGTTAATATTGAAAAAACTGCGAATGGATTTGATGCAAGACCAAGAATATTTGTTGATAGTGATAGTGGATATAATGCAGAGTTGATTCCTGTATTTAAAGTTATACAAGTTGATCCAGAGGCACCACCACCAGCTGGAACAAAAATAATTTCTGTGGTAGACTGTGTTGGAAAGATATCTTTATCCCAACAATCCTAATAAATATTATAAATTGACTTTTTGATTAATGGCGGGAAAAGGCAAGAAAAAAAATTATCAAACAGTAAGAGACGGCACCAAAGATAGTGAAACTCGTAGAGGTCACATATCTGATGATGAAGTCTTATCTTGTTATGTAATAAGAAGTGGATATGATGAACTTCATTATGTCCAAATGGATTCCGATGCGACAAGACCAGGATGGACGATAATGCGTGCTCCTGGCGTCACTCAAATAAAAACTGGAGATGATGTCAGTGATGATACAAATGCGCTTGTATTAGAAGCACTTCGCGGTGATATATTCATCAAAGCGCATAAAGGTAGAATCATAATGGAGGCAGAGAATATCCAAGGTATTGCTCTTGGTAAAAATAATAAGAATGGAGTAATCAGTTTTGAAGCTGATGAAAAATTTGAAGTCAAGGCAAAAAACATTGAGATGAATGGATCTGCTGTTGCTAGATTCTTCTGCTCCGGTGTTCTCCAGGTTGTGGGTGATGGTACTTTAGAAATGTTTGCTGGTCTTGCGGACTGTGCTACTGGGGCAACCAAACTTAAAAAGTCCAAATATCCTTCGACAGTTGAAATAAGAGAAAATACGAGGTTAGGATAATGTCTTTTAAATTTGATGATATTGCTGTAGGCAAAAGAATTTTTTGTGGTGTTGGATTGCCACTTTCATTAGGAATTGGTCCAACAGAAATTAGAGGTTCTGCATTCATAGAATCTCCTATGATTGTTGGAAATCCGATTCCCTTTCCTACAATTCAGGCATCTTTGATGGTTGGTCCAATGACCAATTCAGATTCACCACCACCATTTATTCCAGGTGTTCTTGTTGCTTGTGGTGCATTTAATCATTCTCCATATTCACTTTGTGTTAGGGGAAATGCCTTTGTTTTTAATTTTCTTGATGTAAATTTGGGCATTGTAGCAGGTGGAAATATTAATGCAGGTGGAAATATAGTTGCTCAAGGTGATGTGCTTTCATTTTGTGGTGTGCATAGACTTTCAGCAAAGAAAAACTTTGACATTCCTCACCCAATTAAAGAAGGTTGGAGACTAAGGCATACTTGCCCAGAAGGTCCATCTAATGATGTCTATTTTAGGGGAAAGGTTAAAAATAAAAACTATATTGAACTACCACAATACTGGAAAGAGTTTGTAGATATTGACTCCATTACAGTTTCATTGACGGAAATTGGGGCGCATCAAGATGTAATTGTTAAAAGAATCGATGAAAATAGAATTTATCTTCAAGCAAAAGGTGGTATGCCAATTCACTGTCATTATATGATCTTTGGAGAAAGATTAGATGGTGAAAGACTGATTCCGGAATATAAAGGGTTGACACCTAGTGATTATCCAGGAGATAATAGTGAATATAACATAAACAAATAATATGAAGGTGCATGAGGTCTTTCCAATAGTAGTCGCACAAGACACTATTGATATTCATGATGAATTTAAAGAAAAATATTTCAACGAACTAAAAACATTATGGTTTAATGGATATGAGAATGAAACACCAGAAAATTCTGGAAGATGTTCTCTTCATTTAAATAAAGATTACTATCCACTTTTTAACTCATTAGTTAAATGTGTTCGCAAGTATCTTGATCTTCTAGAAATTCAACACGAAAAACTAGATATTAATATTACAAAGGCATGGGTTGGGTATCACAATGAAGATATTCCTCAACTTAAACCTCATATACATAATGGAGCAGATATTTCTTTTTGTTATTATATTCAATCTGACGAATCCTCAGATAAATTTTGCGTTCACAATACAAATAATTTAAATGAACTTTCTAAAGGAATGTTTGAAACGGGGGATCGTTTTAATCTATTAAAAAAATTTAATAGATATAATTGCGAACATTATACAATAACTCCCCATGAAGGAACGGTTGTATTGTTTCCAAGCAGTTTAATGCATTCTACTTTAAAGAGAGATAATCTAAGTGATAGATATGTTATTGCTGGAGATATTAAATTATGTTTAAAGGAAGAATATAATCTTCATCATCAAAGTATGCCTAACCCAAAACTTTGGATTTCATTTTAAGGAGAAATAATAATGGCTATAGATACCACAGGATGGGAACCTAATTTTAAACCAAATTGCCAAGATGGTTCTGTTAATGGAACAAAATCTGCGGCATTTGATTATATTGTTAAATCAGTTACTCCAGATTATCCAGGAAGTTCTCAACAATATTCAATTTCAGGTTATAATTATGACGTTAGAGGTTAAAAAAGAAAACTAATGAAAGTACATCAAATTTTTCCCATTGTAATTGGGCAAGATTTATTTGAATCTCACGAAGAGTTTAAATCAAATAATTTTGAAGAACTTAAATTAATAAGGGAAAGACAAAGAGATAATAGTCTTCCCGATCTATATTTTTTACACTTAAATGTTAAGTATCTAGAATTTTTTAAATCTCTTAAAAATTCTATAGAAAATTATTTAATTCTTCTTGGTGTTAATCCAGACGTTGTAAATTTGCACGTCGTTCGTTCTTGGGTAGAATCTTATGATACTAACACTGGATGGACCAATCACCATAATAATAGGTCTAGTGATCTTTCTTTTAGATATTACTTAAAAACTTCTAAAGATAAACCAGATGTAGTTTGCTTTGAATCCGAAAATTATCAGAATGAACTTTTTGAAGGAATATTTAACTTTTCAAATGATGGTGGTATGTTTAAAAATATAAACAAATATAATTGTGTTGGATATGCGATACCACCAACAGAAGGTAGTTTATTGATGTTCCCATCACCATTGAAAGTTGATATGGAATTAAATCAAGATACCACAGAAACTAGTTATGTTATTGCTGGTGATATTAAAATCACATTGAAACCTAAACACTATCAAATTTCACAATCAATTCCACATACATCACAGTGGTTAGATCTAGAGAGGTACTAATAATGGAAGAAGAATTTCCCAGATACGAACATGAATTACAAGAGTCACCACCACTTTACGATTTTCCTTTAGATCATCCCGATGTGACTTTAAACAAGTCCATTGAAGATCCGAATGAATTTGAGAAATTTATGGTTATCTTTTCAAAACATAAAGAATCTTCATCACCCTTGACTAGTGGGGAAGGGGATGCTATGATTACGGAGTAATCCAAAACCATCTAATGCAAGACGAATTCCTTTCACGGTGCGTTGTTGATCCCATCAAGCGAACTGTTTATCTTTATTCAAATGAGGGTGGAGAAAAAGAAGTCGTCTGTGATACCGTAGATGAATTTATGAATGTTCTAGAATTTGTTCGCGCCACACTTGATGAGAGTGTTCTTTCTTACGCAAACCCACTCTGAAGTTCTATGAATCCTTATAAGATCAGTTATAAGGTCCTCAAAGAGGAACCAAACAAGACAACTCCAGAGAATGTGAATGAAGCAAATGAAAACTTGTTTCGCGCAAAATGGAATCTTCCCCAGGCAGCTAAGCATTGTGGGATGAGTCAAAAAGAAATGAAACTCACTTTCTTTGAATATGTGAAATATCATCCACCCACTTATACCCAATAAATACACAAAGGTGGGACTGATTCTATGAAGTATAGAATTGATGCTAGATACGTCTGGTACAATAGAGGTTCAATTATTGTCCTCATGTATT